AGCCAAGCCTTTGGTGTAACGACCAGACAAGCTGTCGTACAAGTTATCTTCAATCGCCTCTTCAGTGATTGAGAAACCCAAAGCAATGGTTTCGTGGTTGTAGCGTGTTGTCCATGCCTCTTGTGCATTGTCATAAGCGATGGCTTGGCCCTCGTTTTTGACTGGTGCAGCAGAGAAACCAGACAATTTAGTTTCTTCCTCGAATGAACGCTCAGAAGTCTCTGTTTCGTAGATTTCTTTGTGCTCTTCGCCATAACGTGCATACTCTAAACCGAACAATGCGTTCAAGCCTGGGAGCAGCTCTTTCAATAGTTGTGCGCGTGAAATAGCCATTTGTTAGCTCCTTAATTAAACGCCAGTAGCATTGAAGTAACTGTGGAAACCAAAGTTCCAAGTCACCAATACTTCGGGATAGCCAGTGAATGTAAAGTTAACAGCAGATGACTGAGCAGAGCTTACTGCTCTGTTGATGGTCACTGTTGTACCGTTTACCGTAGTTACATAGGTGTTAGAACCTGCGTTGATGCCGGGGCCAGAGATAGCCATTCCGGGGTAAATAGCGCTATTAGAAGCAGACAATGTGATTGTCGTAGAGCTTGAAGTAGCTGCTTGTACCACGCTTACTGCTGTATCAGGCACTACGCCAACGATACGGAAGGGAGCACCACCAGTAGCTGGAGTCACGGCAGAAGTGGTTGTAGCTGAAGCTGACAATGCAATACCGCCAGCAGAATCGCCAGTAGTAGTTGAACCGCCTGCACCAGAGTAGAACCCATTGCCACCCACGAAAGCTTGGTTAGCGTAAAGGATCGTTGTGCTTTGTGCAGAGCCACCGTTAACAACGGCTGCTTTGAACACAGCTTGAGGATCATCAACTACATAACCGATAGCATCGGGAGCTGTTGTACTAGCTTGCCAGAATTGATAACGGTTTTTGCCGTAAATCGGGCCGCCAGTTGTAGAGTACTCACAACCAACAAACACACCAATTGTTCCATTGGAAGCTGATGTGCTGCTATATGTAAGACCAGTAGTTACCAAGCAACCAATGTTGTTGCCTGTTCCCAAGTCAACAACGTCACCGTTGAAGAGGGATGTGCTGTAACCATTCACGATGGGGAACATTCTGGTAGAACCAGAATAAACACGACCACCAATCAGGTTAACAGGCTTTAGCCCATAAGGGGCAGAGACTGTTGGATAAGCCATTTAAGGACTCCTAAAAAATTATCGACCGATTGTTGTCTCGCTACGTCTCTCTTTGAAAAGAGGCATACGAGGATCATTGTTTCTCATGAAAGTATTGTCAACTGAATCCATCTGAGCCTTGGCTTGAGAGGCGTAATAATCCTCCCTTTGCTTGATAAACTCTTCAGGAATACGGCATAACAATAATCCACCAACCTCAATATTGCCTTTGAATCGGCCTTCTTGTGTGGCGTGCATCATCAACTCAGGATAATCTTCTGCTCGAACAGGTTCATATCCCTCTCTAAACTTGGAAGAAATATTAGCAGGGTCAGATGCGCCCATCATGCTAATACGAACATATCGATGAACCCAACCGGGTCTAGCGTCTGGCATCGGTAGAACTTCTGGCGGCCTCCACGATTGTGGGCGGTAGCTTTGAACTTCCCGTGTTTCAGTCTCTCTTGGTTTACGGTTTTGTTCTGACATATTAATTATTCCTCATTGATTCAACTACTGAACGTGCGTACACATCCAGCGGGACACCTAGCTTCTTAGCAAGAGCAACTTGCCGTGTAGTAAGTGTGACTTTTTTAGGAGCAGTGCTCCGAGTCGCAGGCGCAACCACATTCGATTTAGTTTTACGCTGTTCCCTAACGGGCTCTTCGTATGTCTCCTGTTCGAATGACTCAGGAAACACACTGCGTAAGCGAGAATTTAACTTCTCGTAGTATTCATCGGATCTAGGATCAACTCCTTGTTTGACCAACTTAGAATGATAGCCCAGTGCAAAACTGGTCATCTCATCATCTTCGCCAAACCAGGGGTTATCCTGTTTCCAAGCAGCGGCCTTTTGATCGACCGCAGGTTGTTCAGGTTGTATTTGTACCTCATTTTCAGGCTCCTGTACAGGGGGCTTGAAATTATTTACACGTTCCAACTTGATTTTGGCACTCGTAAGAGCGTCCTGCGCCTCAACCACAGCGTCAGTATTTCCCAACTCATAGGCTTCTTTGTACTTGCGTTTAGCCTCTTCCACCTCATTTGACACGACTTTTTTAGCCTGTTCCAACAAAGCTTGTTGACCAACACTCAAAGATCCTTTGAGCTTTTTGTTCTCTTCAGCAATAGATCGAGCAAATTTAATTGCATCTTCTTTCTCTTTTTGAGCCAATTCAGCCCTTCTGCGCTCATCGTGATAGCCCTTTTGGAGCTCACCCATTCGCTTTTTGACCTTATCACTGTACTCAGATAGCTCATCTTCAGTCACCTCTTTGGGCTTAAAGACAAACTTCTCAACCTTTTTTTCCTCTTTGGTGCGGTCATCAATGATCTCAATTTCGGGTTCGTCCTCAATTTCGACCTCAATTTTTTCCTCTACCGCATTCTCCTCATCAGGAAACTTAAACTCTTTTGTATCCATACATTCTCCTTAAGCAGCACGACTAATGCCGCGAGGATCTTGAACTACGGCTTCAACTTGGTCATCCTTGATGAGCCTAAATTCTTTACCGTGAATCTTGATCCTAGTACCCGTGTTAGGGCGCACAATTACAAAATCCCCTGTCTTGCAACTGGGGCCGTTTGGAAACCTTGCTGCATCTTTATATGCATCAGGGCCGAGTTTGATTACAAACAATACTGGAGACAACACTTCTTCATAGTGCATGGTCGTACCAGCCTTGAGTAATCCGCTTTCATACTCTTCATCAATCTCTGGTAAGACTGTGAGAATATGGAAGGTCTGAGGATCAGGTATTTGTCTAGCCTTTTCCTCCGCAGTTTCAGGTAGTGCCGTTGCGGTATTACCGTCTTGACTGATTAAAATTTCACTCATCGTCTTCATCCACTTTCATTTTGCGTGCAAGGTCTTTGATTTCTAACTGTGCGGATCGTAGACCCTGAATAACTCCGCACATCGCTCTATATTCGGCATAGTCTTTAGCTGCGCCATCGCATAGAGAGTTCGATACAAGAACGACTCTATCGTCAATCTTGTTATTAATAAAATCAAATATTCTTTCGTCCATGTTAAATCCTTTGTACGCCACCAGTAATTTGATGACAGATGTTTAAGTACCAATCGTAATCACTATCCAAGAAACGAATCTTGAAAGGTATCCTCGCTAGACTTAAAGCAATCGCTGCCCCTGTTCTAGTGGTAATAACTTCTTTTGCACCAGCTGCATACTGTAAATTTTTAATGATTCCATCTTTTTCTGTTAGCTCAACTGCGCCAACTTCCTTCAATACTGGTGAATACATTTTGTCGATCTTGACGGGATACTGGGCATAGGTTTGATCAGGGTTTCCATACTCTAACTTGTAGTAGTAATCAACTCCAAGCTTATGTTCTTCCGCAAAATGTTCAGAGAAAAATCCTAATCTGCGTGTTTCATAAGCTTCTTTGCTATAGCCAAAACAATAAATTTCATCATAAAAATTGTTGTAGCGTTCACTCAGCTCATCAACAATCAAGTTATAAGGACGCCAACATCCCATAACTCCTTTACCTTTCCAATTTGATATCTTGTCGTGGTCATAACTTCCAACTGCATTAATGAATGATGATGCATTCAATATGTCAACTAGCGGTTGACAATAGCCAGCCATGTTGTGGTGATAGATCCAATCAATCTGTACGTCTTTATTCTTTGCCAGCCATGATGCAATAGGCAATGCATGAAGTGAATCACCAAACCTCATCGCTGTAGCAATTAAAACTTTTCTCAAATCAAACCCCTATTTGAATGTTTCTTTTCTAATCCATTTAGTGGCAACCCACTTTTCACCTTCAAGAACAGGCATACCACAATGCAATGTCTTTGTATCAACGCTCAAGTCTTCATACTTAAATGTCAACAAGTTACCAACAACACTCTTGACTGTTATGCCAGCTTCAGGGAAAGTCGTTTCACCACCAGAGCTTGGCTCGTGCAAATAAAGTAAAGCCGTTATCATTCTTTGGCCACCCTTATCTTTTTGCTCATAAGGCTTTCCAATATCAGGAAAGTAATCGTAGTGTGGCTTGAACTCTTGTCCAACTTCATACTTCAATACTTGTAAGCCTTCGCCTTGATCAATATCAGTGCCAGTCAAAACCGCAATCTTTTCTTCTATCTTAGATATCAAAGGTGTTTCACCTCTTTGAAAATATGCAACTGAGCTCGTTCTTGTATCGCTCAAAATATATCCACCATCATTGGCATCAACAACTTTAGATTTTTCCAATCTATTCTTTGCCAAGTTGATCAACTCTTCTGCCTCTGTTTTGTAAATAAAATCTCTATACAAAACCAAGTCAGGATAATCAATCTTCAATACCACTTGATCCTCTTCCTCAAGAGTGAAGTGATAGAAAATATAAAGCGCTCTTTGTTTTTCACCGCACAATAACTCTTCACGCCAATGAGGATATGTACGGCCTAACATCAGCGCTCCATACCCAACACCCATATGAGCTTCTAAATAGTTTTCTTCATATGGTTTTATATCAGTACTCAAATCCCAATCATCTTTGAAATACTTTTTAGCACTGATACACAACGGCCAATCTAAATTATTCTTATCCTCAATACAAATGCTGACAGAAATATCCAAACCCTTTCTATCTGTATGTGGCTTGAGATAACTACCTCGACCATAAGACCTCATGTAACTATTGGCAAACTTAATCCGTGGATATTTCTTTTTTAAATTCGCTGCAATCCTATCGGTGAATTGCAATGAGGCAGGTAAATTAAAAGCGCCATAGCTATTTTTATAAAACGGCTGACCATCTTCATACAAATAGTCACCATGATCGTCAAATGCTTTAGCCAATAGCGCACACTCTTCTGTTGAAAAGAATTTTAAGTCACTCTGCCAACTGTTATGCATTGCGATTATTCCTTTCCTTGAGTTTCATAATCACATCGGCCTTGATCTTCTGTTCATTTTGCATATTAGAAGATGCCAATCTGTTTTGCTCTCTCATGTTCTCTGCTTGGATCCTCTGAGCATCCAACTGCAGCTTAGCTGCTGCAATTTGATTGTCTGCCTGGTCCTTTGCAGCTTTTCTCTGAACATCTTGAGCTTTAATCTGCAACTCTTGTTGTTGCATCTGTACCAATGGATCCATAGCTTGTTGTTGTGCCTGTTGTTGTTGAGCTTGCGCCATATTACTCTGCATTAATTGTGTGGCCGCCTTGGCAACCAACTGACTTAACTGCACCTCAAACTGAGGATCCATCTCTTTTCCAGGTGGAGGCAACGGTACACCCAACTGCTCCTCAATTTTCTTGCGATATGAGAACGCCAAGTGCTCAGAAATGTGGGCTTGCGCTGCGGCCATGATCTTTTGACCCATCGGATTCTGTCCAATCTGCTGAGCAATCATCGGATCCCTAATAAACGCAGTATGAGCCGCTATATGAGCGTCTTGATCTTGGAAAATGAACGCTTTTGTGGGCTTTCCGTTCAAAAATCCCATGTTTTCGCTGATAGGATCAAGTGGAACCTCGTCATCCTCGGTCGGAACGAGCTTATCTGCGTTCTTTACCCCCAAAACCTCAATCATTTGACGATGCAACATGGGTAAATTGTAGATTTGTGGGGCAGATTGACTCAATTGAATCACTGCTTGGTACTGCATAATCCTCTGAGCCATCGTAGAACTGTTAGGATCGCTAACAGGTATCACTTCTACCAGGTCATAGTCGCTCTGTTTGGCCTTTTTGTTCGATGTAGCAGGGTCATATTGGTAATCTTTAGGCGTATTATCACGAATAATCTCCTTCAGAATCTTAAACTCTTGCTTCATTGAATAATGAACACGGGCTTGCACCGCACTCATCGTCTTCAACTGCCTCTCAAGCAACGCCAAAGTCGTACCAACTGGCGCATTTGCACTCATATCAGACACATTCATGTCTGCTACAGAGCCTAAACGTCTACCTTCATCGGTAATCTTATCCAACAAACCAGCCAATACTTGACTTGGCTCCTTATATGGCAACGCCATAATGTTGTCTTTGATGCTTCCACTCGGAACATCAACATCTCTGAACTCTCCAGGAGCAATCGGAGTGTCATCTCCCTTAACCCTCAAGCCCCTAGACTTCAATCCACCAGGTAAATTGCTTAATGTCCCGGCATCAATAAGCTGTCGAATAAGGGACGTCCCTGCACGAGCATAACCACCAATAAGATGTATGAACCCAAAACCGTAAGCACCAAAACCAGGTACATAGTCATATTGAACAAAGTGCTGGCGCTTAAGCATAAGCTCATCGCCCTCTTTCCAATTCCTATATATCGACAATACATTGTTCGTGCCCTTGTCAATCGTAATAATATATGGTCTAGCAATGCCATCTTCATCTTCATATCCCGGTAAATCTATATCAACCTGCACCTCCATCAACTGATATCTGTCATCATCAGTCACAGAGTACCCTTGCTCCTCAGCCTTCTTTTTTTCTACATCCGTATATGTCTGTACTGGCTCCCCAACTCTATGTCTCTATAAAAACCAGCGACCTGCAACTTACGCAAATCATTCTTGGTCTTCCTCATAATGTGAGTCACACGCTCAGCAGTCCTAGCTCCGCTAGAGCCATAAGGAATAATCACCTCTTCCGCTGGCACAAAGATACTGGTCTGTCTTCCTAGAGACGGATCAAAGTAAACTTTCTTAAAAGCACTACCAGCCAACCCCAAGTTAAACAACATCCTCTCATGCTCAGGACGGTACTCAGGCATTCCATCCGTCAACTCATAATTCATGTCCTCAGCAACTCGATCAGCTGCATCTTCCTTCAGCTTATCAATCGCACCAATGATTTGAGTCTTCACAGGCCCCTGAGCTGGAAATGTCTCAATGATCGTCTCACTCTGAAATCTAACCGCAGCTTCAGTCAGTACTGTAGAGAAAACACCACACGCTCCATTCCAAGGCTCAGTCCTCTCCTCATACTTCATGCCAAGAACTTCTAAGCCCTTGACCAACATCTCAACCCAGTCTTTCCTAGAATTGATATCTCCCTCAACATCGGAAACCAAATCCGAGCCAATACTCATCAGCTCGTTTTCACTCATGTACTCAGCCAAATTGGATTCAAAACTCTCCCCACCATGATCCTCTTGGGGCTCCAGGTCAATCTCCACACCATCCATGCCAATCTTTACCCCCTCTGGGTTAACGATTTCAATCTCAATATCTGGCTCGTCCGTCAAACTCTCAATCCCTTGAGGCGCTTGGTATAGTGCTTTATCAATGCTTGACATAAATATTCCTTAAATTAATTTTGAATTGCCTTCTACTGGCTTATCAATTGATCCACCTTTTGAAAAACCCAACGCATTTTTTATTTTAGTTAGTGTCGATGGGTCACTCTTTTCCTCATACCTAGTGTAAGGCGCTAAGTCTCGTGGATCTAGTCTTGATTGACGCAAGCCAGTAAGAGCATTGTATGTTTCTCTTTGATCTCGTGTCGTTAAAATATTGTTTCTTACATACGGATCATCAGTTAATTTCTTTTTATTCATCTGCTCCAAAGCAGACAAAGTAGCCAACTGCTCATACAAGTAATTGCCGTGATAGTTAACTGGATCCTTTAATACATTAGGTGAAAAATATCCAGAGTTAACTGACGATGAATCAAGTCCCCAATGCTTTTGTAAATACGGTGCGTGCTCAATCAATCTCTTAACAACCTCACCTCTTTGGTTATCTTTTAATTGACTGTCAATTAATTTATCCCACTGCTCATTCATTCC